CCTCGGGCGCTGACTACGAGGGGCGCAGCGATCTGGGCAACAACCGCGCTGGTGATGGCGTCAAGTTCAAAGGGGCAGGCTTCATCCAGGTCACCGGGCGCCACAACCACCAGAAGTTCGCCGACTACCTAGCGGCCCATGGCAAGGCTGACCCAAAGATCATGGAAGTGGGCAGCACCTACAGCGGCAACCGCTATCCGTGGAGCATGGCCGGCCACTGGTGGTTCGCCAACGGCATGAACGAACTGTGCGACGGCCACCCTGATGTGGACCGTGTTGGCCAACGGGTCAACGGTCAGTACCCACCCCGTGGTGCGGCAGAACGCAGGGCTTACACCGAACGGGCCATGCAGGAGCTGGGTGAGTAATGCCCTTGCGTGACATCCACATCCAGCGGGCGGCGCGCTACGCCCAGCAGGTGTATCAGCAGCCGGCTGACTGGCTGGTGCGGCAGGACCCTGACATCACCTACATCGCCCTCGAGGGGTCAGACGAGCTGGCGGACTGGCGCCGCAATTTTGAGTTCGTGCTGACCTCGACGGATGAGCACCTTGGCTTTGGCACCTACGCCAGGGAGCTGGTCTCGCAGATGTGGGCAGCGGGTGTGACGCTTGATCGGGAGCGCGTCACCCTGATCTGCGGCCACAGCCTCGGCGGTGCAGTTGCATCAATCATCGCCGCGATGTTGCAAACGCACCTGCCGCTGCTGGAGCTGATCACCTTCGGCAGCCCGCGCCCCGGCGGGAAGCGGTTCGCCAAGCGGTTGACGGTGCCGCATCACCGCTACACCCACGCCGACGACATCGTGCCCCACCTGCCGTCGTCGCTGCTGGGTTTCCGCCACACCGCAGAGCCGATCCAGCTGGAGCCGTTCAAGGCGATGCACCTGCTGCGCGGTGTCAAAGACCACGACATTGCCTGCTACCGCCGCATCCTGGAGGCCGGCCAATGATGCCTGAAACGCTGCTCACCCTCCTGGCCCTGGGGGTGCTGGCGTGCTCCATCATCCTGGTCTGGAACGCAATCCGCTGATGGCACGCCGAGAAGAGTTTGTTGCTGGTGGGCTGCGCATCACCACTTGGCGTGAGACCAACGGGCGCTGCTTTGTGGCGTGGAAACCTGATGTCAGCATCTTTTGCCAGACCACACAGGAAGTGCTGCGCTTTGCAGCGTGGCCGGCCAAGACGCCTACGGGTGATTCCCTGCGCGAGTGGCTGGCGTCGCTCGGGGCAGCGGACCAGCAAAAAGGCGCCTCGCTGGCGCCTGTTGGTGATGCCAATGTCGAGGGCAGCTGGGACCCTCAGGCGCACGATGTCGATAACGACGCCACTCGGATGATCACCTGATCTCGCTCCAGCCCCCCGCGACATCATCGGGAACGCTCTGGTCGTCGTCGTTGTCCTTGCGGTACAGCGTCCCGTTGTGCTGCACTTCATCACCCGGTTGGTAGGTGTGGTCAGCAGACCAGGCCGGCACCACCAGCTGCTTCAGCTTGCCGTGATCAACCTTGTGCTTCCGCAAGGTCTCTACCATCGCCAACTCACCGTTGCTCACCGGCAGGGGGATGGCCTCATAGTGATCACCCACCTTCTGGTAGCTGCTGGCGGTGTAGCCAGCGGGTGCTTCCGTCAGCGGGTAGAAGCCCAGGGCCACCGCCTCGGGGGCAGCAGGGTTGATGCCGTACAGGCTGCGGCAGTTGTCTTCTGAGATCGGGGACTGGAGTTGTTCGGAGTAGTACATGGCTCAGGTCGGGATGATTATCAGTGGATCGAAGCCTGTGATGTTCAACGCGCCGGGCAGTGCGCCAAGCGAACCCCAGGCGCGGGGCGTGACGCCAAGGTTGCACTTCGTCAGAGTCACACTTGCATCCGCACCCCAGGCGAATCCGTCCTTCTTCAGCACATACCACTTGCCGGTTGAGTAGGCCCCGACGCCACAACTGACGCAATCGGTGGCAACGCGACCAAACGTGACCGGCGTTGCCCCTGTTGAACAGGCAGGACCCCCGCCACCTCCTGCAGCCCACAGTTCTCCGTCTGTCGTAAGTCCAGTCACTGACCACTCAGTGGAGTAGGTCGTACCCAGAGTTGAAATGTCGTGCCAATCCTTGAGGTTCGGCGCGCCCGTTAATTTCACGGGAGCTGCGTTGGTGCCGCCCGCAGGGAACGCGACATCCTTTGAGTCCCCGACGTAATAGAGCTTCTTATCAGACCCCAATAGCAGGATCGACTTGGCGTCATACGATCCCCAGACACCAGCGATCTTGGTCATCTTGGCGCCACCGACCGTGCCAAACACAATCTCGTGGATTTGAGTATTGGGCAAGGTGTAATTGCCCACCCTCTGAGTGGCGGCGCCAACCACATAGAGCTTGCCGTCGCCACCCTCGATTAACACCATGCGTGTGACGCCACCGATCTTCATCAGCGACTTAACAGGCGCCCCGCCAGGCTTCACATGCGTCTGCCCGTAGCCCGTGCTGATTGAGCCGTCCGCGTAAAGCGTGACCCAACACTGGTCGCCGTTGTAGCCAATCCAGAAGTCGGCAATGGGCGATCCGTCGCTGTACTTGGGGTCAGCCAATGCCATGGTGTTAGTGTTGGCATTACCGGAGTACAGCTTTCCGTCAATGCCCACGGCAAAGTAAGTGCTCGGCGGATCCTGATAAGAAGCGGCCACGTTCTGCACTAGCACCGGCACCGTAATCGCTGTTGGAGGCGTTGTCGGGCCAGTGAACTTGTAAAGATGCCCCGGCGTTGCAGTTGGGATGAACGCCGCCTTCGTCTTGAACCCCACCGCATCCGACCAGGGGCTCTGCAGACTGCCACCGTTATGCCGGACCCTGGCGATGTAGTCGGTGTTCGGCTGCAGCGGTCCACCATCCCAGCTCAGCAGGTGTGCCGTATCTGCCATCGACTGCACCACGGGCGAGGCGAAGGCAGTGTCCGTCTTCAGCGTCACCTGCCAGTCGCTGCTGGCGTGAGTGGTGCCGGTCCCGCTGAACGCTGAGCTGGTGAAGGTTGGAGTCTCGCCCAGGTCAACAGCACCAGCCGCTGGCGTGGTGATCGACGGCTTATTGATGCTGGCCTGACTTGCCTTCCAGTCCGCGAAGCTGCACTTGTAGTCAACTCCTGCGCGGTTGATCAACAGCAGGTCAGTGTCTTGGACGGTGCTCATGTCAGCAGGGGCAGAGTGCAGCGTGGCGGCGCGTTGAACCAGCACCTTGTCGGTGGGCAGGACACTGCTCATGGCAACGCAGGCAGGGTGGAGATGTCTTTCGCCAGGTAGCCGTCCGCCAGCGCCTTGGGCGTGACGGCCTTGGCGGTGTCGGTGCCGGCCTTGGCCTCGGCGCTGGTGGCCAGCTGCACGATGCCTTTGATGGCCGTGGTGGCATCAGCGGGAGTGAAGGATTTGAGCTGCGCGGCATCCACCACCCGACCGGCCGTTCCAGCGGTGATGGCAGCGGCGTCCGCCAGTTGCACGGCGCCCTGCGCTGTCGTTGTGGCAACCGGCAGTAGCGCCGGAGCCAGCAGATCGCCGGGTGTCTTGGCGCTGAGGGTGGTGCCGGTGCGGCTGAGCAGGTTGGCGGCCTGCACGAACGCCGTGGTGGCCAGCTGAGTGGTGCTGGTGCCCGCTGCAGCTGTCGGGCCCGCAGGGGTGCCAGTGAAGGTGGGGCTCTCTAGGCCCGCCAAGCTCTGCCAGGCCGTGCCGTCGTAGACCTTGATCACCGGCACGGCGGCGCTGGTGTCAGTCCAGAGCGTGCCTTTGGTCGGTGTGGCTGGAGCGGCCGGTCCGGCGGAGCCCGCCAGGGCGGCGATGGCTGCCTTGACGCCGGCGGAGGTGACCGCCTTGGCGGTGTCCGCCCCAGCTGCAGCCTCCGCCGCCGTGGCCAGCTGCACCACGCCTTTGGCTGTGGTGGTGGCGTCATCGCCGCTGAGCACGGGAGCTGTGGCAGTGCCGCCCACCGTGATGCCGGTGCCTGCTGTTGCCGTGACGCCGGTGACGCCGGTAGTAGAGCCGACGCCCGCGCCGGCCCACTCAGCGCCGTCCCAGACCAGCAGCTCATGGAGCAGCACCGTGCGGGGGGTAAGGCCCGTCCAGCTGGCGGCAGCGGTGCCGGTCTTGTTGGCGATCCAGACATCACCGACAGCAGGTGTGGCTGGAGCGGCGGCGGTCGGGTCGGCGGTGCCCTTGTAGGTCAGCGCAGCGGGGAAGGTGATGTCGAGCTTGCCGTCGCTGGCGATCGTGTAGCCCGTGCCCTTCTTGATGCCGCCCAGCACCGTGGTGCTCGCCACCGGCAGCGTGTAGGCCGCCGGGATGGTGGGCTTGTTCTTGATGAAGGCGTCGCTTGTGGTGGTGGTCTCGTTCCAGTCCACCTGGACGTTGACCTCGGCGCCGGTGGCTATACCGTCGAGTTTGGTCTTGTCCGCTGCGCTCATCGCACCAGCAGCGGCCGTGGTGGCGTCGCTGATGGAGATCGCCCGCGTGGCGCCGGTGCCGGTGGCGGTGATCGGAGCGGTGCCGGTGATGCCGGTGATGCCGCCGCCAGTTGCTGTGGCGATGGCGTCGTTCACCACCTTCAGCTGGGCGGGGGTGATCGCCAGGTTGGTGGCGGTGCCGGCGGTTGCTTCGGTGTTGGTGGCGATGCGGATGATGCCCTTCACCGTGTCGCTGGCGTCAGGCGTGGTGGCCGCTGCAACCGCGCTGATGTGGTCCCACTTGGCGCCGTCGTAGAGGATCCAGTCGCCGGCGGCCACCGCGGCGCCTGTTGCCAAGCCGAAGCTGGCGTCAGCGGTGCCGGCCTTGCTCACCACGTAGAGGCCGTCCACCTTGGGGGTGGCTGGAGCGGCCACCGTGACATCGAGCGCCCCGGCGTAGGTGATCGCCCCAGTCACCGAGGCGCTCAGCGTGCCGTCCGCTGCCACCGACAGGTTGGTGCCGACCTTGATGCCGCCCAGCGTTGTGGTGGTGGCTGCCGGCAGCGTGTAGGCGCCGGTCGTGATGGCGGTGTTGGTGGCCTTCAGCAGGTCAGCCGTCACCACCCGATCGCTGACGCCGGCGGTCACATCCGCGGCGGTGGCCAGCTGAGAGATACCGGCTGCGCTGGTGGTGGCGCTGGGCACCACTGAATCCACCGAGGCCCAGGTCGTGCCGCTGTAAACCTTCAGCACCGGAGCGGCGCCGGAAACATCCACCCACAGGTCGCCTTTGACCGCGCTGGTGGGCTGCACCGTGCTCGCTGGGGCGCCGCTGCTGCCGGCCACCAGCCAGGTGGTGCCGTCGTAGATCTTCAGCGTCGGCGACGCCGGGCGGGTGGTGTCGAGCCACAGCGTCCCAGCCGTCGGTGTCGCTGGTGCGGTGTTGGCTTGGCTGACGCCGGTGATGCGGCGGACCGCGCCGGCCGAATCCTTGATCGTCAGGAAGGGGTCGGTCGCGTTGAAGTTGACCGCGATCTGGCCTTCTTCCAGCTGCGCAGGCGTTGGCTGCTTGCCCGCTACAGAGCTACGTAAGTGCTTGTGGTAAGCCACGGCTATCTAGCCAAGAACGCGCCTATCTAGGCGTGAACCCAGCTTAGGTAGGGACTAGGCGTAAGTACCCGCGTCGGTGAAGGCGACATTCACCCACTGGCCAGCGGCGGTGTAGTGCAGAACGTCGCCGGCCTTGGGGTTGGTGAGCGTGACATCCAGCAGACCATCGAGGTGATCGGTGCCGCCACCGACGCCCCCGCCACCACCGGCGCCGCTCAGGGTGTCGATGCGAACCCAGCCGCCGGTGGTGCCCTGGCAGAGCAGCCAGTCACCGGCGTCAAAGGTGGCGCCGCCGGCGATCGAAGCGCTGGTGCCTCCGGTGGTGGCGACGAAGTACACACCGGCGTGCTTGTCATCGGCTGCCGGGATGGTGTCGCCAACCTTGAAGCCGTCGGCGGTGCCGAATTGAGTGACGCCGTTGATGACGCCGGTGCCGGGGTTGTAGGTGCCGCAGTAACGCAGGTTGCGGTTGAACAGGGTGCTGGCCCCTGTCTTCATCCAGCTGTTGCCGTTCCAGATCGAGACTTGGCCGGTGCTCTCCTGCAGCCAGGTCATGCCGATCGGGTGGCTGCCGACACCCGCAACGGGCACTGACTCCTGGATCAGCGCGATGGCGTAGTCCGCCAGCTTCTGTGCGGTGACGCTGTGATCGGCCAGCAGCGAGATGGGCAGCGTGCCGCTGGTGATCTTGGCGGCATCGAGGTTGGGGATGTCGCCGGCGGTCAGCTGCGCCCCGGCGGTGATGTGGCCGGTGGCGTTGACGGTGAGCTTGGTGTAGATGCCGCCGCCCGCGATCTTGATGGCGTGGTCGAGCGTGCCAGCCGCTGTCACGGTCAGGTCGCTGCCGGGCATCACCGCACCGACCGTCGTTGTGGTGGCGATCGGCAAATCTGTCGCCTGCACCCGGCGGGAGCCGATCACCAGGCCCTTGGCGTTGACATCGACCAGGCCGTAGACACCAGCGCTGGCGGTGATGTCGTTGTCGATCTCCAGGCGGCTGCCGGTGACGCGCAGACCGTTGCCCGAGACCTCGATGGCGCCCTTGGCAGTGGCGCTGGCCGTGGGCAGGTCGGTGCCGCCGATCGTGCGGTAGGTGGCCGCACCACCTGCCCCCGAGGGGCCCGCCAGGAATTGCGCAGCGGCGCTGGTGGGGTTCAGGCGAGCGCTGAGCGTGACGCTATCGCCAGACGCCGCACCAGCCAGGGCTACCGGCCCGACGGTGTTGTCGTAGGCCAGCGTGTTGATCGAGCCCGCAGCCTTCAGGGCTTGCCAGACGCTGCCGTCCCAGATCCGCAGCGTGTCGCCGGTGCTGTTGAAGCTCAGCTGGCCAATGAAGGCGCCGGTGGCTGGCGTTGTCGCTGCAACGACAGCGCTGCTCTGGTCGTCGAGCTTGGCGGCGCTGACCGCTTTGTTCGCCAGCAGCGCTGTGGTGATCGAGCCCGGCGTGATGACGAGGTTGACCGCTGTGCTGGGGATGCTGTTAGCGGGGAACAGTGCGCCCAGACCCGCAGCAAGATCGGCGGCGGAGATTCGCTTTGTTTCGCTGGCACTCAGATCCGCAACAGGGAACGGGTCGGTGCCCTGCAGCAAGGTGCCTGCCAGCGGTGGCAGGGCGGAAATCTGGAGATCAGCCACGCCAGCCTGGAACTACGCCTACCTCAGCCTAATCGTCCTCTAGCAGCAGCTTCTCGCCGCTCTCCAGCAGCAGGAAGTCGGCGTCTTCCTGCAGCAGGAACGCCGGTGGTGTGCCCATCTTCAGGGCCACCGGGCCGCTGGTGACGAACTCCACGCGGGTGCGGATTGGCTGCGAGGGCTCGAAGTTGAACGCCACATTGGTGACGATGCAGATCGGGCACTCCCACCACACCGATTCGGTGCGGTTGATGTGGATGTAGAAGCGCCCCTCGAAGTTGGCGCCGAGTTGCGTGCGAAGAACCAGCTGCGCGAAGTAGTGGGGCAGCTCGGCGTTGGGGCTGCAGGCGTTGTCGCAGGGCCGGCGCTCGAACTCCCACAGGCAGTTGAGGCTGCCTTGGCCGCTGATCAGGCCCGAGGCGTATTGGTGGCGGTGCTGGTCGCCCAGAGAGGTGAGATCCACCGCCTCGCGGCTGGTGGTGAACTGGTAGTCGGTGATGCGCGCCAGGGGTTGGAACGCCCGGCTGCGCGTGCGGACCTCGATCGGCTTGCTGGTGGTGGGGGCTGCCAGCTCAAGCGCGCGGGCGGGATCTCCGTTGATCGCTTCGCTGAAGCTGCGGTAGAGGCGGACGCCACCCACATCATCAATGTGGATGAAGCCCAGCCAGTCGGGGCCGGTGTGGCCCAGCACCAGCTCCAGCTCACTGCCGTCCTCGGTGCGGATCTCGGTCTGATCGCCGGTGATCAGCGCCGAAGGGTCGAAGTCAAACGAGAAGCGGCGGCGATCGACATTCACATCGGCCGCGTCGAGCACCGAAGCCAGCGGCGCGTTCAGGCTGCTGCGCCGCAGCTCGATGTACCCCTCGCTGCCCAGGTAGACGCCCATCAGAGATTGACCTCAGTGGGTGCGCCGTTCAGCTCGAAGGCAACCGAGGCCGACAGGATGCTGCCGACTGCCATCGCCATCGACGCGCTGGTGATCACCGCTTCGCCGGTGAGGTAGCGCCCGGCAGTGGTGCCGTCGGCCACGCGCAGTTTCAGAACAACCGTCTCGGGAGCACCAGCCACGCCGGGGTCTTGACCTGCGATGCGGGCTTTGATCACCTTGCTCAGCAGTGTGCTGGCGTCGCCTTTGGTGCCGGTGTTCTCCTCGTAATAGAAGAGGGTGCAGTTGCCGGTGGTGCTGCGGATGCCCGGTGTCACCGTGCGATCGGTGTCGCCCAGTGATGTCGTGTCGAGCGTGGCGATGCTGGTGGAGAACTCCCAGCCCTGCACCCGCGCAGCTCTCTTCCCGTCGATCCACAGCTCGCCCTGTTGGCCGCTGAAATACGCCATCAGACCGTTGCCGCGACAAGCTCCACAGTCACTGTAGAGATGCCGGGATAGACGGAAGTCACATCAGGTTCGCTGGCATAACGCCACTTCGACCCCCACTCCGAGGCGCCGATCCACTTGGGATCGCCGGCCCAGCCGTCCTTGGCGTGGTGGGCGGTGTTGGGCGTGAACTCGAACTGCTGGTAGGTGCCAAACATCTGGTGGTAGTGCGCCAGGAACCCCTGCGCCTGCTGGTCGGGGATGTTGGCGTAGGTGAGCTTCAGGCTCATGCCAACCCGCCTGTTGCCGTAGAGGTAACGGGTCTCGCTGCCGTCCTGCGCCTGAAACGACTTCACAGGGAAGTTGCCAGGCGAGAAGCTGCGGCTGGTGGGGCTCAGCGCTGGGAAGCTCATTCGATCACCTCGAACTTGGTGTAGCGGTTGGCGTGGAGGATGTCATCCACAATCTTGCTGCGCCCGTCTGCGAAGACCGGGAAGTGGCTGGCGGTGATGTCCACCAGGCCCTCCTCCGTCAGATCCAGCTTGTCCACCATGTAGACGTTGGTGCGGCGGGTGATCGAAGGGATGTTCAGCAGGGCGTTGGCCAGCGTTGGGTCGCTCACCCGGTTGCCTTGGATCACGACCTGCTCGGTGGCGACGGCCTGGCTGCCCTCGCGGTAGATGTGCGCGGTGTAGGTGCCGTCCTTCACCTCCGAAGGGGAGAGCAGGGTCAGATCGCTGCGCACCACCGCATTACGAACGCTCTCATAAGGGGAGCTGAGCGTGTCCACGCGGATGTAGTCGCCGGGGCCCAGGCTCAGGCCGTCCGCCAGGGTCTGGAACTTGACGATGTGGTCGATGCGGCGGCGCACGCTCAGCAGGTAGCGGGCGGCGATGAAGGCGTGCCCGCGCCGCGTGCAGAACGGCGACATGTCGATGTCCTCCTGCGGCGGTGGCGCGACGCCCTCGTCCTTCCACTTGACGACGATCGTCTGCTCCTGCACCAGACCGTTGACTGGGGTGTCGCGGTAGTGGGTGACGGCGCGGAAGTCCTGCCGGTCGCCCTGCTCCAGGTAGCTCAGCTCAAAGCTGCCGTCGATAATGTTTCCGTCTGTGAAGATCTGCTGGATCGCCACAGGGCCGTCGTCGATCTCGCCGTCACTGCGGGTTGGTATTGCTGGCACTAGGGCAAAGCGCCCGTTCTTGATCACGAAGTTGCACAAGAACAGCGGTGCCAGTTGCGTGATGTAGCTACGCAGGTTGGTGAGGTCGGTGATGGCACCGTCAAAGCGCAGCCGCGTCTGCCGCTGGAAGCGTGCCGTTGCCACGAAGCTGTCCTTGTCGATCAGCTTGCTGCTCAGCTCAGCGCCGATCGATGCACCGGCCTGGGTCAGCAGCCAGTAGACGACATCAGCGAAGTTGTTGGTGGGGCCGTGCTGGCCGTCTTCCAGGCGGGTGACGCTGATGCCGTTCTTCAGGTAGATCTGCAGCTGCTCAAAGCTCTGCACCTGATTGAGGGTGCGCAGCTTGACGCCCACCATCGTCAGGTCGTAATAGTCCGCCACTGGGTAGCAGTCCAGCGACTCGTTGAGGTAGGCGATGGCGTGCTCCGGCTTGCTGTTGCAGCTGCGGCTCAGCTCCGAGTAGACGCTGATCTCCTTGATCTGCGCGTAGGGCTCGAAGTTGCGGATGAACTCCAGCTTGATCTCACCCTTGGTGCAGGTCACGCCCGTGGCGCCGTAGCGGAAGGTGACAGGACCAGAGCGGGTGTGCCAGTAGGCGTACCAGGACTTGCCGATGGTGCGGGTGTCGTCGTAGTAGGCGCCCTCTGTCACCGTGCCGGCGGTTGAGGTGACGCGGACATAGATGCCGCCCCACGCCTTGGCTGTGCCGTGCGTGGCGACAAACGCCGCGTCGTAGCTGTAATCCAGCACCGTGCCGGTCATGGTGCAGTTGAAGGTGACACCGCCGCTGGTGAAGCTGAAGTTGCGGGTGCGCGTCTCCCCGTAGATGGCGCGGTCACCCCCGTTGGGAACGTTGGGGTCTTTGAGCTGGCCAAGGATTGTTTCGTAGTACGCCTGCAGGTAACCGCCGCCGCTGGTGGCAACAACGCCGATCGGGCTGAACGAGGTGACGGTGCAGGTCACTTCGGTGACGCGATCGGCATCGCCCGAGCGCAGTTCAGGCAGCTCAAACAAATCCTCGACAGGCATCACCAGAGCGTTGAACTTCATGGTGATGTCGCCGTAGACCGTGTGCTCGATGACGCTGCGCACTGGGCCGCTGGTGTTCAGCACATAGATCGACTGGTTCGTGAAAGCGGCATAGCGGTGGATGTTGCAGGCGTCCTTCGGCACCAGCCGGAACTCCAGCTCTGATCGACGCGGGTGGTGGATGCGGATGTAGTTGTAGACATCGACTGGCCGGTTGCTGCGCACGCAGAACAGCGTGCCGTTGATCATGTCGAAGCCGTCAAATAGATCGTCGTCGTCGCTGACATCCTTGCCGGCGGAATCCAGTCCCATTGGGTTGCCTACTTCCTTCACGCCGAGCACGAAGAACGAGGTGCGGTTCATGTACTTGTCCATGACGCCCGACTGCAGTTGCACCTCGTCGTCGTCAAAGCGCTTCAGTTCATTGGGTGTTGGGACCGAGTTGAAATTGCAGAGGCCGTTGGCCTTTGACCAGACGTTGCTGCGGATGCCTAGCTCCGTCACCTCGACCGGGCGGGTGTTAGCGACCTGGCCGATGTCAATCTTGTGCAGCGGATACCAGGAGGTGCTGCGGAAATAGTCCTCGGGGTTTGAGTCGCCCCCCTCCGAGAGGATGTCGTCATTGAGGGCTCGCGTGCCAGACACGCCGATCTCTCGGTTGGCGCCGGTAAAGCCGATCACCTCCAGCGTGTACTGGAAATCCTTTTTGCGGGTCCAGGCATCAGTGGGACGTTCGACCACGCGGAGCATGGTGCGGTTGCACAGGAAGACCTCGCCCATGCGGAGCAGGTCGTCGGCCTCCTCGCACATCGAGATGATCGTGTTGTTGATGTCGTCGCAGGTGACGCCCGTGTCTTTCGGGAAGTCGCAGCTGTCGTTGGTGAAGAGCTTGCCGTTGATCGAGAAGGTGATCCGGTCCTTGCGACTGACCGTGACCACTACGGGGTCGCTGTAGTGGGTGCCGTTGACATGGGTGACGCCCATGCGGGTGGAATAGGCCCGGCCAATGCCGTCCATGCCCTTGGCGATCCACTGGGCATCCTTGCCGGCGACCTTCTTGCGCTCGGTCTTCAGGCGATCGTGGTCGGTCTTGCCGGCGATGCTGATGACCTGCCAGTTGACGCGGTAGTGACCACCGTTGCGGATGCTGTTGTAGACCCCGAAGCTGGCGGTGTTGGTGGGGCTGTAGGCGCTGCTGAACGCTGGGCCGTTGTCGGAGCTGGCGGAAGGCGCCAGGAAGTTGCCGTCAGGTGCGGCGTCACCGGCGACGAGGTTGGAGAGGTCGAGGCGGTTGCTGCCGGGCTTGCTGCTCCAGAAGAAGGCGTAGTTGCTCTTGTGGATGTTGGCGATGGGCTGGCCGCCGATCATCACGGCCTCGATCGGCGGGGTGCCTTCGATGCCGGTCTGGCCGATCACGGCCATCGCCTTGAGGCTTTGGAAGGACCCGTTGCTCAGCATCCGGGTCCACACCAGCAGCGGCTCAACGACCATGCCGCCGCTGGGGATGCCAGATTCGCCGACCTCTTCGTCATCAGCTGGTGGCAACTCGCCGCCGTACTGCTCGTAGCGACCGAAGGGGATCGGCACCCGCGAGCCCAGCTGCGCTAGCTGCGGGGCGGAGTCGAAACCGACGTTGTTGTTGAAGCGGGTGCGGCCCCGCTGGTTGGCGAGCTGCTTGCTCTTCTGGTCACCTGGAGTTGGAGGCTTAGGAGCCAGCAGCGCCGACACCGCCGATAGGGCGATGCCGATGACAAGGTTGATGAGGATGCTGACCGGATCACACCGGATGTCCGGGATGTGCTCGTAGCCCGCAGGGCGTTCGCGGCTCTTGCGGGCTACCTCGGCAGCAAACTCCTGGTAGTCCTGCTCCGATAGGCCCAGAACTTCGATGAGCTGCCGCTCGTAGGGCAGCAGAGGCTGGCGATGCTGCTCAACGGGGACCAATGCACTGCCTTCCTGGCGGGGCAGATGTGAAGGATCCCGTTGCTCCATACCACTGCAAATCCGACTGGGTTGGGCACTACCACCACATCGCCATCGTAGGCGGGCTCTGCGATGCGCTTGCCCCAGCGCACCAGATCACGACCCCACTGGCGTGGGGTCATGTCGTACCACTCGCGCCGTAGCGGAGGGGCTTGGATTCCCAAGCGCTCCAGCACCGTCAGCGTCAGAAAGATGCAATCCGTCTCCCCGTAGATGTAGGGGGTGCCGATCAGATCAACGCAGTCGGACATTGGCGGTGAGCGGCAGGGCGCCAACCAGCCGGCGGTGCAGCGTGCGGGTGGGGATGTCGGAGGTGGCGGCGTCGAGCACGCTGCCCAGCTGCATCTCGCCTTGCGTGTCGCTCCAGCCGCCGGCGGTGCACTGCCCCACGTAGGTGAACAGCGTGCCCAGCACGGCGTTAGTGGCCACATCGAGGCGGTTGACATCGACCTCGGCGACATAGGCCAGCCGACTGCCGTCGTCCGCCGCCAGTTGGCCACCGCGCAACGCCTCGATGATGTAGCCCCGCGTCAGCTCGGTATTGGGGAAGACCAGGCTGGTGGTGCCCAGCTCGCCCTCCCGCGAAGTCGCCATGCCAGAGAAGCCGAAGGGCACAAAGTTGTAGGTCAGCCCGCCGTGGCTGACGGTGGTGCCGATGAAGAAGTTCTGGAAGGCGTAGACCAGGGCGCCGGTGTGGTCGAACAGCCGCAGGTAGTGCCCGAGCGCGAGGGTGGTCATAGGCCGATCTTGCGACGGGAGGAGGGCGAGTTCTTCAGGCGAGTCATGGCACGCTGCTCACCGGCCTTGCTGGCCTGATTGATGATCGACGGCACCTGGTCAGCGCGGATGTAGTGGCTGTCGTTGAAGTTCAGGATGCCGCCGGTGATGTTGACCTGGGGCGGTGCGGTAGCAACTGCCGTGCCGCCCCCGCCGGTGGGGTCAGCACCGTTGACCACGGAATCGCCTCGGGCGCCACCGCTCCAGCGGGCCATGGCTGAGCCCATCTTGTTCTCGGGGATGACGTACTCGTTGGCGCCGCCCTCGCCCACCACCGCCGGGGTGGGGCCGGTGACGAAGCCGCCCTCGGCGAAGAATGACAGGCCGGGCGTGAAGGCGATCGGGTTAAAGGCCACGCCACTGGCCGCGCCCCACATCCCACCACCACCGAAGAGGCTTCCCAAGCCGCCGAGGATGCCGCCGGCGCCACCGAAGCCGCCACCTCCACCAGAGCCGGCCATCATCGTTGCGGCTTGGATCTGCTGCTGAGCGGCGGCCAGCATGATCTGGGCGGCTTGCATCTGGGAGTTGCTGGGGGCCAGCATCCCGAAGACGGCCTGGGTTAGTGCCTGCTCGATCGGCCGGAAGGCCATCTCCAGGAACTTCTCGCCGAGGCTGCCAAGCATGTTGGCGAACGCTGCCTTGATGTCGCCGCCAGTGACGGCTGCCTTGATGGCGTCCTTGAAGCCGCCGGCGATGGTGCCGCCGATCGAGGAGGCGT